ACTTACTGCTAAGGGTCTTAGTGAGTCTCAAATCTCAGCACTTGCTGCTCAGGGATTCGAAAACATCAGCGAGACATTAAATCCTTTGACTATGTACTCACAGATATATGAAAAGACTGGTGGCACTCAAGCAAGCAATGAGGCTCTTCAATCAGGATTACAGCAGGAACTTATGGGAGAACAATTCCTAGGTACTGCATCTGAAAAGCGTAAGAAGTTATCTGAACTTGCTACTCGTTCATTTGAAGGACGCACTGGTTTTTACGGTGGCAAGAGCAACGTAGCAGGAGCAATATAAAGAATCCCCACCTGGACCCATCGGCCCCAGGGGGCGTACAAGACCGATAGTACAAGCCAATGCAGATACCCCGTCTAACATTGAGGTGTGCGACTAACTACTAACAAAGGGAGAAATCGCTATGAGCGATAACCGCGACAACTACTGGGATGACGAAGAAGATGAAGATACTACTCCAGAGTACGTATCAGATTCAGACCTTGTAAAGCGTCTACGAAAGCAACTAAAGGCTGAGCAGCGCAAGAACAAGGAGTTAGAAACTAACCTAGGCGACCTAACTAAATCCCAAAAAGAGCGGATTTTAAAAGATGTTCTTACATCTAGAGGTGTCAATCACAAGATTGCACAGTTTATTCCATCTGATATCGAGGCATCTGAAGATGCTATTAACGCATGGCTAGAGGCTAATGGTGATGTATTTGGTTACACTCCATCAGAAAAGCCAGCAATCAATCCGAATGATATCGCATCAATGCAAAAAATGGACGCTGTGCTAACTGGTGCTGAGACATCTGCAACTTCTGACGACATAGCAAATCGCTTAGCGAATGCTAGTTCGGAAGAAGAAATTATATCCATTCTCAGCGGTCAGTAAAAACCGCACACTAACCAGAAAGGGGATATCGCCAAATGGCCGATGTCTTTTCAACTTCAACCTCTGGGTTAGGTTCCAATCTTGTAACTATGGCGTACGACAAGTTGATTGAACTCAACTTGCGTTCAGTACCACAGTTCCGCGCAATCGCGGACAAGAAGGTCGGAAACCCAACTCACGACGGTTCTTCAATCCGTTTCCAGTTCTTCAACGATATTGCTGACACCACAATTGCTGGTGCAACACTCGCTGAAACTGTCGACCCAGATGCAGTAGCACTACCAACAACTACAACACTAGATGTCGCACAGACAGAACTAGGTCGCGTAGTACTTCCAACTCGCAAGTTGTCACTATTGTCACTTGCAGATGTTGACCCATGGATTGCTAACGCAGTCGCATTCAACATGGCAACTACACTAGACAATGGTGTTGCTGCTGTTCTTGATGCAGGTACAAACGTCATCCGCGAATCTGCTGGTGCACTTTCTACAACTGCAGCAAAGTCAACAATCACAACAACAGACACATTTAAGGGTCGCGACGTACGTTACGCAGTAACAAAGTTGCGCGCTGCAAATGTTGTTCCACGTGGCGGAATGTATGTTTCATACATCCACCCAGAAGTTTCACATGACCTACGCACAGAGACAGGTAACAACATCTGGCGTACACCACACGAGTACCAGAATGCTGGTCCACTATTCGCTGGTGAACTAGGCGCATGGGAAGGTGTTCGTTTCATCGAGACACCACGCATGACTAACTCAGTTTCAGGTGCTGCTCTAACAGCATTGGCTACTGCTCCTGCAGTAAGCGGTGTATCAGGCGAGTTCACAATCGTTGCAGCAAACGCTGCATTCGGTGGTCTTGCTGAGGTAGGAGATGCAATCTCAGGTACTAACGTAGGTTCAGGTGCTTTGATTACAGCAATTTCAGTTGGTGCAACAAACACTACATTCACAGTGTCTGTCGCTAACTCAGGAACTGTTGGAACAAACACACTTACAGTTACTCCAAAGGCTCGTGTTTACAACACTTACGTACTAGGACAGCAAGCACTTGCTGAGGCAGTATGGAAGGAACCAGGCATTGAGTTTGGTAACGTTGTAGACAAGTTGAACCGCTTCCGCCCAGTCGGCTGGCACGGTATCATCAACTGGTCTATTTTCCGTCAAGAGGCGTTGTATCGCATCGAGACTGCTTCATCAGTTCGTCCATAATCTAAGTAATTAGATGGGTGGGGCAGGGGGAAACTCCTGCTCTATCCATAAAACGGCTTAGGAGGCTAAATGGTATACAAGTTCACAACACCCACAGTAAGTGAAGGTCCTGCAGGGGAAGGTCGCTTATTTGGCCGTTACAGGCTCGTAAGAGGCGTTACAGTCTTGAAGGTAGATGGTGAGTATTACGAAGTTCGCTATCCATCCTCAGAAGAAGTAGCGGCTGCTGAACAGGCATACATGGGAGGATACTCCTATGAAGTCAGTCCAGGAGAAAAAGCCAGCCTTGAGGCTGCAGGTTACACAGTGGAGACGATATGAGACACAGACTAGACCATCCAGAGGATGTTGAAGGTTGCTTTGGATGCAAGGTTATTGGACTTCAAATGAGTCCAGGAGATGCATCATCTCAGAAAATGGTAAGTAACAAAAAGTGGGACGGTGAGTTAGAAGCCTATCGTGCAGCACGTGCCGACGGGATTCAACCTGCTGGAACAAGTATGAAAAAGATTCAGGAGGCTCGTCGTGCTTCTGATGTCATGGGTAAGGCATTTGATGCCAACACCATGGGCGATAGCAAGATAATCCAAGAAAAAACAGTATCTAAACTCAAGGAAGTAGGAGCAATATAATGCCAATGGTAAACGGAAAAGAATACGCATACACCGCTAAGGGTATGAAGGCAGCCAAGATGGAAGCCAAGAAGTCAGGCAAGAAGATGGTCAAGAAAACTGCTAAGAAGAAGACCATGAAGAAGGCTGCAAAGCGTGGTCTATTTGGTGGCATGTAATGCCAAAGAAGATGTCATACCTAGATAACCTTCAAAAAGAATTAGCAGACCGCGCTAAAGCGGCTGATAAATTCTCTAGGGCTAATTACGAAGCAAGATACGGAGTCCAGGGCATAAAGCAACCTGGGTCACAAGCCCGTGCTTCACAGGCTAGCAGCAATCTTAGAAAGGCTACAGGTCAACTTTTCGGTGCAGTTCTTATGGGTGCTCGTTATGATGACAAGACAGGCAAAAGAATTCCTGGAAAGAAGAAGTAAATGCCAATCAGAAAACCAGGGCCTTGCCGAAAGTGTGGTAAGCCAGATAAAAAGTGTAAGTGCTAAATGGCTGCAAAAAAGAAATCTACAGTAAACGCTGCGGGTAACTACACCAAGCCTGGCATGCGTGCTGCTTTATTTAGAAAGATTAAGGCTGGCTCTAGGGGTGGTGACCCTGGTGAGTGGTCTGCGCGTAAAGCACAACTACTTGCTGTTGAATATAAGAAGGCTGGCGGAGGGTACAAGTAATGGCTTTGGCTAAGTCTCAGCAGTCGCTCAAGAAGTGGACTGCACAGAAGTGGAAGACATCAGATGGTAAGCCCTCTAAGGGCAAGAAAAGATATCTACCGTCTGCTGCTTGGGAAGCATTAACTCCAGGCGAAAAGGCTGCCACTAATAGAGCCAAGGCTAGAGGTAATGCAAAAGGTAAGCAATTTGTAAAGCAACCTAAATCAGTAGCAAAGAAAACAAAGGGTTACAGATGAAAGACTCACGTTTAACACGGGCTGGAGTGTCTGGCTATAACAAGCCAAAGGCTACTCCAAGCCACCCTACTAAGTCACACGTTGTTGTGGCTAAGGTAGGTAGCCAGGTTAAGACCATACGTTTTGGACAACAAGGCGTTTCTGGCTCACCTAGAAAAGCAGGAGAAACTGCTGCCAATGCAGCACGACGTAAGTCTTTCAAAGCAAGACATGCAAGCAATATATCCAAGGGTAAAATGAGTGCCGCATATTGGGCAGACAAGGTGAAATGGTAATGGCAATGAATTCAGAGTACAGAGGTTCAGCCTCTGGTGTAGCAGCACCTAAGAAGAAGGCTGCAACACGAAAGACAGTAGCAACTCCTGGTACTAAGGTATCACAGGCTACTATTGATAAAATTAAAGCAATGGGAATGACTAAAGCACTTAAGAGTGCTTCAAGTGCATCTCCTGAAATGCGTGAGGGTTTGAAGCGTCTATACGGTGCAAAGCGTGTTGCAGCAGCAGCACCTAGCAAGCCAGCAGCACGCTCTGCAGACGCAGCACGTTCTGGTGCAATGAAGCCTAGCAAGCCAATGGCAAAGTCAGCAGACGCTGCTCGTGCAAGTGCTATGAAGCCTGCTAAGCCTGTAACAAAGAGCGCAGACGCTGCTCGTATGGGTGCTAATACAGTAATGGGTAAGTCTACTGTAAAGCCAGTAAAAAAGTCAGGGACAACTGACCCATTTGCTAGATTTGTATTTGGTGTTGGCCGTGCTGCCAAAGAACCTTTCACTTCAAAGCCTGTAAAGAAGAATAAGTAATTCCCCTTCAAGTATAAAGGATTCATAAATTGAGTGCAAAGCATAATCTAGTCTGCGAGCAGGCTGCGACCTTTACATTCCAGTTTGTAATT